GCTGTAAGATCATCTTTTGTAATATACTCTTTATGGAAGTGTTCAATTTCGTCCCAGTGCTTTAACATAATTTTGCCCATCTCATCAAAAAACCCATCTGAAAATATAGCATCGTCTTGTTCATAATAGGCATATGATGCCATAAGATAATATGGCACCATCATGTTTATATTTTTATCGAACACATCTTGTGCATATGAATCTAACATTACAAATCCTCTATGTGGATAGGTTTATAATTAATTTGCTCTACACATACACACTTGTACGGGCCTTTAGGTACAGGATTAGTGTGGATATGTCCGTGTACGTTTGTTGCATCGTCTTTCCATCTACCTTCAGCAAGTTGCTGTGCATGTAAAGGAGCATGACTAAACACTACGTTATAATCACTTAGGTTACTCCATAAGGAAATGCTTTTGAAGAATGGTAGGAGATATTTAGGATTATCATGGTTTCCTAAAATAAGATGTTTCTTACCAGGTAATTTTGAAAAGTTTGCTTCTAACCAATCAACCTTGTTATCACCAAATAATACATCGCCTAAGTGGTAGATTGTGTCTTTTGGACCAACTGTGTCTGCCCAGTTATCCATAATGCATTCGTTCATTTGGTCAACTGTATCAAACGCACGAACAGGTTTACTCACATAATCTTTAAATGTAAGGATAGCTGCGTGGTTAAAGTGCGTATCGCTTATTACCCAAATATTTTTCATTATAGTTGCCCTTAAAGTATGTAAACATTATAGTATCTATTTACTCACTTGTCAACCTTTTATTTGGCACCGGTGGCGAGATTCGAACTCGCTAATCCTAAGAACTGGTTTTGGAGACCAGCGTACCTCTCCTACTGTACCGCACCGGCGTAAAACTCATAAAAAAAGCCCCTAATGAATTAACACTAGGGGCTTGCTTAAAATAACTTTTTAAAAAGTCACATTCAAGACGTACCCCGGTTATTCGGTGGCCAA